ACTGCAGACAACTGTATCAGGTTCTGTACTCTACGAGCACGTTCAGCAAAGTGTCTTGCTCCTACAGGAACTATCTTACCACTTGCTGTAATATCTTCTCTAGTAATTTCTAAGAACTGTAGAACACCTGAATCTTCATCAGATACTCTTACTATGTCAGCACGATTCATGTAACGTCTAGCTACCTCAAGCATTGCATTCAACATAGGTTCTATGAATGTACGCTCAAAGTGTGCAGCCTTGTGTTCAAAGATACGTGACGCTGAGTTCTGTAGTGTCTGTACTTCGAAGGCAGTCTTCTCTCCTGGAGTACGGATACCCATAGCTTGTCTAGGAGCACCTGCCATCTCTTCCATCTTATTCTCTAAGATTTGTATCTGAAGGTCAGCGTTTAGTGCAGTAGCGTCAGGAGCCATGTAACCTACATCACCCTCTTCACCCATGTAGATTCTAGCTCCAGGCTCGAAGTCAAAGTCCTCTACATCACCTTTTATTTTTAAGATAGGGTAAGCAATCTGATCAAAGACATCTGCCTTGAGATTCTCTAGGTGATCAATCCTGTACTGCATTCCTACAAGATTATCTAGTGGACCCATTGCGTATAGGTTGTCTGGACGGTTACGCCACCCACTGTGAAAGATAGGAGCCTTACCCATCCATGATGGATTCTCTTGATTGTCTAAGACGTGAGCACGATCTACAATAGTAATCACACGGTCTGACATTAACTCACCAGACTCTTGATCGTAGATGTCACCGTAGAATGTCATAATCTCTACGTAGTCTGATTCGTAGTACTGCTCTATGCTTGTGAAACCATCAGCAATAAAACCTTCAGCTTTCTCGAAGTGACCATCTGTTCCTCTTACGTTCTTACGAGCAGACATCATCTTCTCGAATACACCGTTAAGATACTTGTTACGAGGATCAGCATCTACCATACGCTTGATCTCACCTAGAGACTTAATACTTTTAATTATCTTTGGTGAGTCATCAAAGGATGCAGCTGTAGGGTTAAAACAAATGTCGTATGGTGATACACGTAAAACTCTTGGTCCTACATACTTCGGTATAAACTCACCATCTTCTTTTGTAGTGTAACCATCTTCCCACTCAACCATAGCAAAACAGTTACCGTAAAGAATCCAATCCTGTATAAGATTAGACACTGTATTCATTAGGTCAGACTGTCTTACCTTGTTTTCCATGTAAGACTGAATGATGTCACGTTTAGCTTTTACTGCAGCATCTCGTGAGTCAGCTTCCCAACGCATCCAGTTCTGTTGTGGAAACAGAGTAGCAAAGTAGTTAGCGTGAAGGTTATCTGCAATCTGTGTTATCTTCGGTGTAGTCGTTGTGTTAGACCAAGGAAGGATTGCGTTAGCTGTTGTGGTTGTGTCAGTAGCGTAAAGGTAGTTACGTAACTCTTTAGTACCCTCAACCCAATGATGTCTTAACTGATGCCATAGTCTCCACTTATCTGCGATCTCTACGGCAAGGTTATCTGGATCGATAAGGTTTTCAATATCAATAGTTTTCATTACCTACTCCCTGCTCTGAAACGGCTATTCGCCCAGACTATATTACTATCTCGTTTCCTGTTAAGGTTACGTGTTGGACGTACAGCCATATCAACTGCAGATGCTAGAGCGTCAATTACGTCATCATGTGGTGGGTTACGAGTAGACAATTCGTCTTCCAAGTGTTGTGTGTTACCACCACGATAATGCCACATTTGAAGATTATCGTATCTAGGTTCTAGAACCGAAGCAATACGCTCTTGTTTATTACCTTGTTGTTTGTTAGGTCTGAACTCATCAATGCTTAGTGCTAGACCGTGTTGTTTAATTAATTCTTTTAGTTGTTTAACGATTGCCATCTGAGCTACAGTAACTTCTGCTCTTAGTTTTCTGAAAGACCATTTGTTATGTAACTCAAAGATGTGTTCGAAGTACTCAGCTATACGATCAGTCTTGAACCTGTCAATGTCTAAGACGTATACGTTGTTGTCTGAGTCAACACCTATGAGAACGAGTGCCGTATAGTCAGCCTTTGATCTTAAACTAAATGCGAAGTCAATAGCCCCGAAGAGATTTAGTTTACTATCTTTGTAGTGCCAGTGACCATTATCTAAGTGTAGATGTTTCCTGTCGAAGTACTGTATCTTATCTCTAGTTACTGGTACGTTATCAGGATCACTTGGATCATTGTAGTACTGTGCTTTAAACTGTCCTTTGTCTAAGTACTTACCACGTTTCTTAGCAAGAGCAGCAATATCGAATCCGAACCACTTACCGTCTTTACGTTGTTGTTTAGGCCACAAGAATTGTCCAGTACCGTCACCTTGATCTTCTACAGGCTTTTCTAAGATTTCATATATGTTATCTTCACCTGTTTGTTCTCCTTGATTATCATAGAGAACTTCTTTCATTTCCATCAAGTCGTTGTATAAGTCTTTACTGTGATACCTCGTACCTACAACCCACTCCCTAGCATCAACACCTTCAATAGATGATAGTAGTGAGTACTGACTTGCAACCTTCGATCTACCTTCAGATGTCAAAGCATTCTCAGCAACTACAACATCGTCTAGTACAGCTATGTCACAGTGTAGACCTGTTAGTGATGTCGTGAGTCCACCTGTGAATATACTTGGATCACGAACATTTTCTTTCTTACGTAGTGGGTGATCTAAACTAATCTCTGAGTTAGTCCACCTTGCTCGTTTACCTTCTTCTTGGTTTACGTGTTGAGGCCAGTAACGTCTATAGACTTCTGAGGTAAGGATACCTTTTATGAAACTAAGTTGTTTCTCTGCGAGGTTAGCTGTAGCTGATATATACAATACACGTAAAGTTGGGTCTTTGGTTAGTTCCCACGCTACCCTGTAAGCTATGAGTCTTGACTTACCGTGATCTCGTGGAAACAAAAGTAACTGATAGTTTCTAGCGTCTTCTCTTGTCCACCACTCTATGACTTCTTTGTGACAGTCACCTAGTAATTGTAGAGGAGCTACTAGCTGTATGAAGAACTCTAGATCATTTTCAGCTGCTTGTCTGATCTGGTCTAGTGCTTGTTTAGCCATGTTAGTTCCTTACGGTGCTACAGGCCAATCATCATCTGATAAGTTAGGCCATTCATCTAGATCAGAAATACCACGTAGCTCTTGTCTGTAGGTAGCCCATGCAGTCTTCACTTCGTTACTTAGTGGGCTGTCATTTATCTGAGTCCAATCACTATCAACTAGAAGTTTATTACGTGTAGTCCTGTGACCTTCTGCAGTCTTAGCGTCTAGTGTAGCCTGATAAGCTTTCTCGTGGTCTGCCTTAGTGGTCTTCTTACCATCATCATCTGTGGTATCAGCAAACATATCTCTTGCTACGTACTTCTCAACCCAGTTACCTTTGCTGTCTTGCTCTACACCATCACGTACACTTATCTGGTATGCACTTGTTGTAGCTGCAGGGCTTGCTAGTACAGCGTCTAAGTTTAGTGAGTCTAAGGTTGCTGCTTTCCACACACGAGGTAATGACATATGAGCAAAGTCTGCTCTCCATTGGCCTTGCGACTTAACTTCACCTGTTGTTCTTTCTCTGTATTCTGACATCAGTTGATACTCCTTTCGTCAGTTGATTTGTTATCTTGATCACTCTATGCGATTGCGTAGAAAATGTATGATCCACCTGATGCGTTCCACCCTGCATAGTTGTTGACAGCAAACCCACCCGAATATGGATCAACTAAATCAAAGCTTGAGTTTTCAGCATTGGTGTTATTTAGCTCTAGAAAAGGATCATTTCCTGCAACAATTCCTCTAACTGAATCGTGAATTTTCCAACCTTCTGATTGATCTGTTCGTTTAATCAACACAAACCTAGCACCACTAGAAAAACCACAATCTATGTTTTGACTGCCTCCGTTTCCGCTGTAGCTTCCTACCTTTGATACACCTGCTACGGTAGCGAAAAGGTAGGCTATGTACTTATCACCGCTACCATTTACACCACCGTTTGTGCCTACTGTGAATACAGAACTAGTAGGGGTTGTATCGTTCCATACAGTAACAGAATCAACATTTGCTAAAGTTTCGTTTAAAACAAGGTAATTATCTGCGGTAGAATCCTTGTGATACACATGCCAATGATCCACAACATCCCTACCTTTTACCCACATCATCTCTGGTACTGCACCAAGATTATGGCTTATGGTTCTATTGCTTCCTGTGCCTTTGTAACAAACCACATCGAAATATTCGGGTGCACGTTTCCAAGACCAACTAATAAGATCAGCGTTAGTGCTCCACCATGACTCTTTTAAATTAATATGATTACTTAAAGTATCAAAATATTTTACACTTGAACCGCCATCAGCTAAAGCGTTATTACCGTTAGTTTGATGATAATACCTACCTAGCAATCTACTTAGTACATACGTAGATTGAGAGTTTGTTGTCGTATTAATATTCATATCAACATTAAAGCCAGTTGGTATAACATTATTGTTAGCTGCTCCACTTACATGAAAAACTTTAGTCGCATCATCTGGTGCAGCTAGTGGGCCTCTGCGTATTGCCGTGTAGATGTAGGTGTCTCCGTTACCGTTTGTACGGTTATTGACATTTATAAGTTTAAAACCCGTAGCGTTTGGTTCTAGGTAGTTAAGAAAAGCACCCTCTACCTGTGACTGATTAGGCCGTAAGTCTCGGTCAATACCACCAACGACCATGCCCCTCATGCTATCAAACATTAGCCAATCTTCTGTGCCAGTTGATCTTTTTATTATAACAAACTGAGGCTCAAACCCTAAGTCAATCTCAGGGCCATTAGTAGAACCATTCCCAGTATAACTACCACACTTAATAATATCAGCATCACTATCAGGGCCGAACTCACCGTCACCATCGTTGTGTGCGAATAGGTAGGCTATGTATGTTCCTGTTGTTTGATTTATTGGGCCTGCATTACCACCAATTGTAAATTCAGTACTCGTAGGTAAAGCATTACCCCAATAAGCGGAACTTGATGCCGCATTCGTACCATTTAATTTTAACCAGTAATCTTCTGGATTAGCGTTAGAACTTCTATGATAAACAAGCCAATTTTCTGATTGATTAGTACACTTAATAATAATCATACCAGGAACCGAACCTAAGTTATGACTAATGGTTGTACCTGAAACTCCATTCCCCGTATACTTCACAACATCAAAGAACTTTTTGGCTTTGCGGAATGTCCAAGAGACGTAGTCATTGCCGTTTACTTTTGAGTCTCCGACTGTGTTGGTTGTCGTGTAACCATTATTATTAAATGTAAAATAAGTAGGTTGATAACCAGTGCCTGCTGCTGCTGTACTGCTTGAAACTAAAAGCCCACTATGATTGCCGCTTGCATCTGTAGAAAAAAGTATATGACCCCCACCGCCTGATGATCTTTCTTTAGTCCAAACTAATCCACCTTCACCACTTAAATCTATTCCATTATTAATAGACAAGGAACTTCCGCTTGTACCGTCATACACGGTTGTGGAAAAAACCTCGTCTACATCAAGACCTGCACCACCTGCACTACCTGCGGCTGCTTGGAGTAATTTCTTTTTACTTGCCATGTTGGTTTATCCTAACGCTTGACCTGCCGTAAAT